TAAACTGAATTGTTCCCAAATCGAAAGTTCAGCCGCTGTTCTAATCCCCTCACCGACATCAACAGGCACTTCTACAACCATTGTTGTATCCTCTGAACCAAATGCTGGTTCTACTTTATACTTTGCTTTTTTCAATGGTTCTAATAATTCTGAATGTTTAGATAACCTTACTCTCCTAATGTAAAAACGACTCTCAGGGTAATGTAATCCTGGAGTCGCTCCTGCTAGTAAAGAAACTGTACCTGATGGTTTTACTGAAGTAGTCTTTACACTTCTTGGTACAGCAAACCAATCTGAATACATTTTATCCCATTCTTGAATAACATCATAACCATCATTTAACCAATTCTTTAATTCATCTAATCCACGATTAGTAATAAATTGTGCGACACCACTAACAGAACATCCAATTCTCCTATTTCTTAACATCACACGATTTGTATCTGACCAATGAGTCTTTCCAAGTGTTACAGTTTTAGCATATAAATAAGCATATTTTAGTGTTCTAGCATAATCTTCAAATGAATCGTGGTTTTGTGGAAAGGTTTCTACCAAACAACATAACTCATATGATTCGAGAGATTGTTCCAAACAAGGATTACCACCCATCACTCTATGGTCTTTGTTATCTCCACCATTTTTCATACGAGAATATTTTCTCATATTGTCCAACCAAGCTAAACCTGGTTCACCATTGTCTACAATTCTTTTTGATACTTCGGTATAGTCCATACCAAGTTCTGCAAATATACTATTATTAGATGTCCAACCATATTGGTCTCTATGTGGATTTACTTTGTAATTCTTTAAATCTAAATACTCTTCTGAATGTGGGTCACCAAATACAATTTCAGCGGTTCTTCTTACATTACCCGCTACAACACACTTACCAATTAGATTCATTATATCTACGATTGTAGTTATCGTAATTGGTTCTCCACTATTTTTATCAAGAACTTTTCTAATGTCTTCGTGTACTTCTTGTAATGGTTCATGTCCACTTGATACACCACCGAAACCAGCTATAGGAGCTCCTGCAGGTCTTATCTTTGTGTAATCAAACTCCATAGGTGCTTGTCCATGAAAATAACTTTCTAATAGTAGTCTTAGAGATTCTACCCAACCCTCACGAGTATCTGGTATTTCATATATCTGTTCATCTCTATCTTTCTGAATACCTTTGACTACTATTTCTCCAGCACCTTTGGTATCGAATCCTACACCAACACCTAACATACTAGCATCCATAAGGAAACAGAAAGGTTTAGCATAATCTTCTTTTAGTGTTTTCGTAGATACGAAAGCACAATTGTTTAGGGCGGCGTATAATCCCTTTTTCTCTGTGATAGGCGTTCCCATCGCCCACAGACCGCGACCAGGAGGCAAGAATTTCATATTGAAAATACGCTCATACATATCTTGAGCTGACTTTTGTGCTTGCCACGGATTCCACCCTAATTGATGTGAGTCAATCCAATTCATTTGCATTGAATAAGTTCCTTCTACAACCCGTTGTACTGTCTCCCACCATCTTTCGTTTTTACCATCTTCTTTAATTCTTGAATAGGTTCTCATGTAAACTAATTCACCTAATCCATTAAAACCAAAAGGAGCTTTTTTCCTTTTATACTTACTTATAAAATTTTCCGATAACTTAAAATTCATATTACTTTTCCTCATAAACTTTCGTGTATACTGATTCCTTATATAATTATTCAAACCCTTCCATTTTGCCATCATCAGTTTTAAAATCATCATATTTATTTTTAGCTAATTTTCTCAAATACTCATCCGAACTATCCATCTTCTTCTGTTGTGTTTTACCACCAACAGAATTTGATTCATGAATCTCTATCTTACCAATATTGGTATTCATCATCATAGGATATGTCATACCATCAACTCCAAATCTATTCTTAATTACGTGACAACGAGCAGTATTAGATATTTTATCTTCTACTTTACGACTTATTGACATTACAAAATCTGATGTCATAACCTTTGAGTAATCTTCAGATACTTTTGTAGCATCAATAACTTCTTCTTCAAGAGCACTTCTGTTAGCTTGTGAAGCTGTCCATACAGGAATTTCAAACTCACCAGCTAACTCTCTAAGTCTTTCGTAATTATCTCCGATTGAATGTCTCTTTTCTCTGAATGTACCAAGTGGTTTTACAATATCAGCATAATCAACAACAACCAAGTCTGGTTTTATACCTTGAATTATTAATTGTTGTATATGTGAATTTAGTGTCTGAACTGTTGCGGAACGTGTAGGATAATATTTTATGTACAAATCACCTTTAAGAGCATCAATCTTCTTTTGTACATCTTCTTTGTAAAATTTAATATTACCAGTAGTTACTCCACTAAAAACAGTATCATATCTCAAACCAACATAAGTTTGATTCAACTCTAAACTATAATGAACTACAGTTTTACCCCTAGCCATAGCATTAGCTCCAACAACTTGTAACATCCAAGTCTTACCAATACCAGCTGGTGCAACTATAACACCAAGTTCACCTGCTCCAAGTCCACCATCCATTACCTCATCTATGATATCCCAACCAGTAGGAATTGTTGTCCTTACCGATTCTGTCAATCTTTCTTCAAGACTTGTTACATACTCATGACCTAAATCTCGTTCAGTACCAACTGACATAGACTTATCTATAAGTGCTTTTATACCATCATAATCTTGGTTTTCTAATAGATTTACCGACTCCAATATTGCACCTTTTAGAACTTGATTTTTACAAAAGTCCAAACACTTCTCTTTTACAAAATCTAAATCAGAAGATTCAATGTGTTTCCAACACTCTCTCAGAGCATCTATAACAGCAACTTGTAACGTATCTGATTCTATATCATTTATCTTTATCTTTAAAACATCAAGTGTTGGTACATCTTTATGTTTCATAAAGTATTCAACTATTTCATCGGCCAACCAAGCATTAGAATCAGAATCAAATATATCACCACTCAATATATCAGAAGATGTCTGTAAAAACTTAACATCTGATAATAGAGATGATAGAACTTTTACTTGAAATGGTGTACCATATATTGATAACTTATCGCTCATTACTTATACCTGCATATTTGTTTAAAGTAGAGAATGTAGTCAATAACCAACTATCAACATTTGGTAATGATTGAAATAATTTGTCTCGTAAAAACATTTTTGTAAATTCAAACTTAGTTAATTGTTGAATTGGTTCATCAACGATGTCTTTTATTTTGAGTTTAGCGTTACCACTAATATTAACATCATTCAATTGCATTAAATCATTGTTTAATTCTAATTGTTTTCGATTATCTTCTGTCAACATAGACTTGACATTTTTTGTAACTTCATTGTCTTCAATGTATTTTAAAACTTCTTCTATACTAACTATCTGGTCATTTTGTAAAAGAGGTAAGCATTTTTGAATTGTTTTTAGTGCAACTCCTTTAATACCTGGAATGTTATCTGACTTATCTCCATCAATTATTTTATACATCAAAAAGTTATGAGATGGGATACCAAACTCTTCTTGAACTTCATCTGGTGTATATTTCTTTTTCTTGGTAGGGCTCCAAACAGAGATTCTATCATTTACCAACTGAAGAAAATCTTTATCAGTAGACATTATTGTTATCTTAGAATCTGTTAAAATTTGTTTAGAGATGTAACCAATGGCATCATCGGCTTCTAAATGATTAGCAGATATAATAGTTAGTGGTAGTAATTGTAAATACTCTACCAACCGACTCATTTGAAACAACATAGATTGATGTTCATCTTCTGGTGTATTCCAATCGTAAGCTCTATTCAAACGTATTTTTGTTCTACGTTTAGCTTTATATTCTGGAAATAATTTCCGACGGCGGTCTGAGCCTCCTTCTCCATCAAACACTATAATGCACCTTGTGGGATTGTGCATCTTAATAGCATAACCAACTGATTTTAAGAAACCAATTATTCCACCAACGTGAGCACCATCATCGTTAGTAATTGGTACAACGCTGAAAACTCTTATGAAAGTATTCAGGCCATCTATAATCAATACTTTATCGTTTGGATTATTATGCTCAACTTGACCGCCGTCTTTCTTGATTTGTTCTAATATAGAAAGGTATTTCTCATTACTCACTAATCACCTCATCTGTCATTTCTACATCGTCAATACCTAAATCCTCTTTTGTGTATTTCAATATAACCTTGTCACAAATCAAGTTATAAACATAGTCTCGTAGTTCTTTATCTTCTAACATACTTGACCAATCTTTAGATTGAAACTTTTTCTCATCAGTAACTTCACCAGTTTCCATATCAATAATTGGAAGTGTGTACCAAGCTCCTGCAACTTTTACAATCTTATGTTCTTTCATTATAGTCAACCAACTACCATCATCATCAATACCACTTTCAAAGTAAAGTGGGAACTCACAATGTCGTAATGGTGGCCCTAATCTGTTCTTAACAACTTGAGCTTGTATATTCATTCCAATCGTATTTTTCTTAGTGTCTTTTATTTGACCTTTATTTTTCAAACGAATACGAGTAGAAGCATGAAATGGTAACGCTTTTCCACCACTTGTTGTCCAAGGGTCTCCAAACATTACACCCAATTTTTGTCTTAACTGATTAGTGAACACAAGAGCAACCTTACGTCTTCCAATCATTTGTGTAATCTTTCTCATCGCTTTTGATATGATAATTGCTTTACTGGTAGCCCATCCATCTTTTTCAAAGTCGGCTTCCATCTCAACTTTAGTAGAAGCACCAGCTAAACTATCAACTAAAATAGTAACCAATCTTGTATTATCTTCTTCTCGAACTTTTGTAACTATCTTTTCTATAGCTTCAAATATTTCTTCTACAGTTTCTAAGTGTACGTATAACATATTGTCTATATCAACACCGATAACTTCGAGAAATTCTCTACTAACCGCAGTTTCAGTATCTATATAGACGGCTACACCACCCTTCTTTTGTGTGGAAGCTAGTAAATGAGCTCCAACCAAAGATTTACCACTCGATTCAAGACCATTTATTTCCGTTATACGACCAACAGCAATACCACCATTAGGTCTATTAGAAATGGCTAAATCTAACATAGATGAACCAGTAGAAATAAACTCAGTAACATCTGTAGGTGTGTCATCAGTACCATCAAGAAAATATGCAACTTTAGGATAATCTTTTTTAAATTGTTTGTTTAGACTTGTGGATAAAACCGAAGCCAATTCGTCTCTTGCAGACATATAATTCTCCTATGAAAAAAGTGGGTGGTTCCAGAAAGACGGAGTGTTCCTCTATTCTTAACAGTGGCTCTGAACCTTAGCCACCCACAATGTTATCTTATTTACCGATTAAATAACTCGTCAAATGCAGATGAAGCATCATCAACAGTAGTAGTTTCTTTCAGAGTTTTAGTCTCTGTAGTTTCTACGGTTTCTTCTTCTCCACCTTCTTTGTTTTCTGGGTTTAACCACTCATTAAGAACGTTAGTAAGTTCATCATAACCAAGTTCGTTATAAACTTCGTTAAGATTAACTTGGTTCTCCAAGCAGTTTTCCATCAATTTAGAATCCTCTGATATAGGTGTTTGATTTGGTTTAACACGAATACCAGTAGTAGGAAATGATTTACCAGTTTCTTCTGCGGTCTTAAACTCTACAACAACATCACGACCATTGGTTGCATCTGAAATGTCACCATAGTCTGGGTCAGCGATTATAGATAGAAGTTCTTGGTATACAGTTTTACCAAAACCCCAAAATTTAATACCATCATTCTCGGCTCCACGAACTAATACAGGTGCAAAAGTTCTCATCTTAGCTTCCAACTTTTTACCAAGTCTCCAATCGTCACGATTACCACTTGACTTCAATTTGTCAGCAAACTCTTCAATAGGGTCTGGTCTTCCAAAAGAAATTGGTGATAGATAAGTACGTCCACCTAAGTCATAATGAAAATACAACTCAATAAAGGGTGTAGATTTATTATACTTGAATGGTACTATTCTTACGATTTGTTTTCCTGGTGATGGTTTCCAAAGATTATTGGAACGTTGATTAGTAGTTTGTAACTGGTCTAAACGTTTACGTATTGCATCAATATCCATTTTATATTCTCCTAATTTATTAATTGTTAATTATTAATCAAAGATGTAACCTTGATTTAATAATATATATAACCTTGTTAATTAAAACGTTCAAGCTATTTATGTTGGCAATAAAAAAAGGGTTCGGTAGTTTTTTAAGTTTTAATATAGTGGAAACTAAAAATCGGTTGAACCCTTTTTTTAAAATTTGAAAATTTGGGGATGTGAGATTAACGATTACTCACAACTTTCAGCTTAGATTTTTTTTACCTTGTACCTAACACTCATCAGTTACGATGATTCTTCTCAAAGTGGTTAACTTCATTGAAGTGAGT